CCATAGCACCAGCTAATAGACTTGAAGAAATACAACACACGCTGAGAAGTCCTACACCGGCTAGCATCCCAGTTACGTTCGACATTGTTTATTATACTATGAGATTTTTACATAGTGGATGACACTATCTAAGAATCTCCTCCGACCGGGTTTGAACCGATGACCTACAGGTTAACAGCCTGTCGCTCTACCAACTGAGCTACAGAGGAATGGTCCTCTCTACCTGATTTGAACAGGTGACCATTGGAACTACAGTCCACTGCTCTACCAACTGAGCTAAGAGAGGGTAAGGGCCATCACATATGCTTGTTCTGGGAGCCTCCTTAAGGTGAACAGTCTTAAGAGTCTCCCACATATGATCCGGTTTTGTGATTACTGGGTACGAAGTGTGGGACGTCCTAAAAAGGCACTCGCCAGCCAGATAATCACGGTTATTCGAATTTTAAGTTAGAGTTGGCCTTTGTCGATGCCCCGTATTTCAATAGTTGGTCCCAAAAGTCAGGGACACCGACCTCCCTCTCCACCCGAATAAGCTCCCACGTGGATTCGAACCACGGGCGGTGGATTCAAAGTCCACAGTGTTAACCAACTACACTATAGGAGCATCTTCTATAGTAGTAATTCGAACCTTTTCTTTAAGTTCATACGTGTATTTGAAGTAATACATGAGTAAGGAGAAAAGACCAGCTGAAAGATTAGTGATTGACATTGGTATAACATCATAGTGGAACGAATACACAAGGGATAATACACTCGCAATTAAGTTCAAATGGAGAAAGTTGTAATTTATAGCTTTTGCATCTTTATGTTTATACACATGGTAAATTTCGGGTATAAACATGATAACGATAAAAATAGATCCTACCAGACCACATACATCTATACCATTCATTCTTATATGTATAAATTTTCTAATGTTTAAGTAGGTATGCTTCTTTTCATCATACTACTCACGGTTGTCATATACATTTTGGCCGTCACGTATCGAGAAGAAAAAATTAAGTTGAAAGAAAAGTACGACTATAAGTGTTTCATGTTGACAGTTAACGGTGAAAAATCGCGACAGGGGCGATTTTTGAAACACTTTAACGATACTTTACCCTTAGAAATCATATATGGACCTAATACGAGAAATGTTAAAGTGGCTAGGGAATATGAAGATATCATAGAACCCGACTATTTCGAAAAAGCTTTGGAAATGCACTACGACCCTCTCGTAAAACGTCCTAACATAACCTATTTCAATCTCGGGGCTATAGGTTGTTTCGTGGGGCACATGGATTTCTATAAACGCTGTTTCGAACAGGGCCTCAAATATGCGGTCATTTTTGAAGATAATGTCATCATTAAGTCACCCCGTTTATTCCATGAAATTCAAGAGGTCATAGATGAGAAGGGTGAAAATATGGAGATGTGTTTCTTCCATTGTCTTTCCAGGCTTCACGATAAAATCGAGGGAACTCTGGAAAAGGTGAAATGGATTTCGAGTACGAAATGCTACCTCATAAACGTGAATAATATGCGAAAGTACGTAAAACACTTTTACCCTATGGATAATCACGTAGACATGAAGCACGAAGATTTAATAAATAAAGGAGCTCGAGTGTATTACAAAGATATGCGAAAGTATATGGTAATAGACAGGTCACAGAAAAGTCTCATCGGTCATAGCGACCACGGTGAGCGTAACTTCTTCTCAAGGCATTATCCACACGCCACCCCCAAGGACGTCAAGTGGGGCTACTGATTTTCACCGGTCTCTCTGTTCGAATGATAGATAGCCCTATATTTAGTAGAGTCCTAGCCCAACGAGAACCGACAAAAATCGTCGTATGATCTATGAACTTCTTGGAGTTGGGACGGTGTTTATTAAGAACCTCGCGCATCGAGAGCACACGACCGAGTGAGGCTTTCTTACACTTCGTCGTGTCAAGAATCACATGAACCTTTTGGTTATGGGACCATACGTAATTAAAAAATAAATCTAGGTCTCTTGGTGTTGTTGAATCAGTGACATTTAATTGAAATGACCTTATCATTTTTATAAGTCGACACTTTTTACAATGAGGAAAACCCATTCTAAAAAGTGATCCCAACGGGGCTCGAACCCGTGACCTTGGCGTGCCTTATATGGGTATGATCCCACTCGTGTATACGTAGTATAAGCACCACGCTCTAACCAACTGAGCTATGGGATCAAAACTCATACATCGTGATTGTGAACCTACCCTTTGTCTTCACTGTGGGTTCGATGAAGAGTTCTCGTATCTTGTCTTTACCACGGGACGTACCTTTAAGTTCTTTTGACTCTTTATCAATACTTGCTTCTGAACGAAACACAACACCTTCCGCCTTATGATATTCGATTCCGTCTTTCATGATGACAACGACATCATTAGGTGGGATTGTTTGAGCGCCAATAAAATTGGGGTCTTTGTACAATGCTCTAAACATATACTATACAGAGATTTAAGCATTCTTAATCATATTGTTAATACTGGTGTTTCGTATGGAATTACCCAGCTTATCGAGACCGAGGAGGCTACTGATTTCCGCGAGGAGTACAAACTGTTGACTCATGACGACAGCTTTCGCGAATCGGGTCTTGGGGGAATAGTCACCGTAACCCACGGATGACATTGTAGTAAACGAAAAGTAAAAAGGATCTATGATACTGTCTTCAAAACCAAATGCCTCGGGGTACATTCGATTAATGGAAGCATAGATGAGACCGTATACAAGGGCTATCATCAAAATAGGTAAAAACTGTATTAACCTAAGCATTTATATTGTACTGAGAATTTTATACGGATGACATTCGTTCTAATTCGTCTACATCTCGACTCTTTCTCCTCGCCGTAATATTTTGAAAAGCACCCAACCACCTGGATACTGCACGTCTGGAGGCTGTCACAGATGCAGCATCGTCGCTCACGACAATCGAGAGTCCGTTGCATACATCTGGCTTGTTCTCTTTATCGGGAAATTGTACCATGAATGCCTGTATACTTATAGCTGGGATGTCTGGAGCATCATCTAAAAGTTTATCATATTCTTCACGTGATTTCATAATAAACTCTACTACATCGGAACGATGTTTAATATCGAGAGACAATTCCATATCTATTGACCTATAGAACTTAGACCAACTCACACACATAGCCGAGTGTGACTCGGATAAAGGTAAAGACTGGCTAAATTTGGAGATACTCGAAAGGATTCCAGCTATGACATTGAGGAAGGCAAAGAAATATTGGACAATTATGATACGTGTTTTAGTTTCCGAAGACACACCGTCATTACCACTAGGATTTAGCACGGCAAAACCACCCACTCCCGTTATTGAGGCTATGATGATAGACGGATAAGCCAGCCAGTCGTTTTGCTTTTTATAAAAAAGACGTGCATGGTTATGCAGCCAACGATACCCGGCTGCCTTTTCGGCCCATTTTATTAACAGTTTTTCCTGTTTCTCACACCATTCACAGTGTTCGTCTTGCTTTTGAACACTCATGGACTTAAATTACACGGATAAATTTTTAGCGCACTCCCTGGCTAATTTATCAACAGCTTCATTTTGTGGTGTACCATTATGAGCCTTGACCCACTTCCATTCAATCATAATAAAACGCATCCTTAATTCATCGAGTTTAACCCATAGTTCCTTATTCTTAACATCCCCGCCATTGGAAGTTTTCCATCCATTCTTCTTCCAATTGTGGATCCACGCGGATATTCCCTGTTTCACGTAGTTACTGTCTGTCACGATACGTACATGCTTTTCTGATAGCAATATACACTGCTCGAGTGCTTTTACGATAGCTGTCATTTCCATCACGTTATTCGTAGTGTTAGGTTGCGCTCCACACAGTTTAAAGTCCTTACTTATCGCGGCCCACCCACCCCTACCAGGGTTTCCGAGGCAACTTCCATCAGTGTAGACTTCGAACATACTTACTTATCGTGGCTTATCCTTATATTCTGAAGCCTTTTTGGGCGTTTTACAAATTGTGTCACCACAGTGGTCTCTGTTCTGATACACGGAGTTTATGGATGTTGAAATTTCATTACACGACTTGAGATTCCAACGACCTAACGCGGGTTTTTCAACTTTCACGATAAGTTCGTAAATTCGTCTGAGTAACATGATTTTGTTACTCGTTTTATTTTTAAGCTTTCAGTTTTAAAAATTGTGTATTTTCAATTTTTAAATATGAAGAATTAATTAATTTTAATAGCAAATACAAATTTGATTTGTATGCTTAGTTGGAGAAGGCGAGGCCACCCATACCGGATTGGACACGGAGGACGTTGTAGTTAACCGCGAACATGTTGAGGTTGGTAGCGGAATCGTTACCGGAGGTGGTGGTGATGGAAACCTGCGCGTTGTCGATGCGGGAGAAGTTGCAAGTACCAGTGGGCTGGTGCTCTTCGGGCTTGAGCGCGAAACTGTACGCGTACACACCGGCGTAGGGGGCACCGGAGTGGTGGAAGTGGGGCTGAACCT